TTTTCTGTCACTATCTCACCATCTTTGAATAAATTTTTGGCAGGATTGCTATTTTGTTCACAATCCTGCCTCTTTTTTAGTTAAATTTTAGATCACGAATAGTAAGCTGAACAGAACATGTCCATGGCTTTTGCTCTTTAAAGTCGAAGGAAGGCAACTCCATGGCATCGATTGTAGCAATACATGTAAAACTTTCCAAGATCTTCTCTTGTAATGGCTCACCAGGAGAATCGAGATCTTCTACCTGAAGTTTTGCTTCAAAAGTGACATTTCTACTGACAGTTTTCTTTTCAGTTAACCATGCATGAAATTGCGAAATTTGCTTATTGTCTGGAAATAATTCCACGACTGCGGTTTGGGTTCTGGTTTCCAGTGTAATAACAGAAAATTTAGTTGAAACAGTGAAAAATTCGTTAATTCCATCAATTGAAACATTCCATGGACAGGATGGAATAGAAATTCCATCTTCATGATCTTTATCAGAAGAAAATTCTTCTTCTTCTTCTTCATTTAAAGATTCTGGCTTGCTAATATGAGTCGCAGGTTTTTCTTGTGCCTGAGAAGGGGGAGCCTGAGATGACGCTGGGTGAGCTCCAACATGTGTGCTTTGATAGCCGCTAACCGCCTTGCTAAGATTTCCAAACAAATTTCCGAATTCTTTTACGAAACTATTCAATGCTTCTTGATCAACTGACATTTAATCTCCTATTAAGATTATAGGAGGCAATGTCAAGTTTTACAAGAATTTTTACGACTTTTTTTGATTTTAGTCGCTGAAGCAAAGTATTCGTATTCCATGTAGACGATTTTCTGATTAAACAGAATATTCAAAAATACGCCTTTCAAAAGAGTTTGAGACTTAACACCAATGATCATTCCAACATCACCTTTTACAAAGTTCGTTGTAGAATACACTTCATCTCCTTCAAAATAATTCGCGCCTTTATTAAAGACTGCGAGATCACCAATCATTTTCTTGATTTCTTGAATATGAAGAAATCTCTTTTTAAAAGTTGATTGCAAAAATTCAAAATCGTTTTTTGTAATTTTTTTAAGTTTTTGGTATCTATTCAAAATATTTTCGACTCTTTGAAAAGTCGAGCGTTTATTTGCAACATAATAGGGAGAAGAATGTCTATATTCAGATTTAACAACCTCTAGAAAGTCACTAATTTCTTCACAATCGATGAATTCGATTTCAATCTTTGAAGAAGCAATCAATGAATTTGCAAATTCTACCTGCTTTTGTGAAAGATCTCGACCATCAACAATTTTTTGACGAAATTCCTTCAGGATCTTGACATTTTCTTCAATTTTTGAATCAACAATAGCCTGATTGATTTGAGCAATCATGTGAAATTGAGGCCAATTTGAAGGGTTTCCTTTGTTAAGGATGTCTTCCAAAATTTGGACGCCACGACCGTAGACATTGCCTTTTTCAGAGACACTTTTAATGAAGTTATAATTCCAAGAGTTGACAATACCAGCAGTCTGATATTGAAGAACAAGCTCTTTGACTTTTTCAATCTCCATTATGGACCTCCAAAATTAATATAACACATAATTTTGACAAATGGAAGGAAACTTGAACAAAAACTACAACAGCGCGCCGAAGCGCGCTGTTTTAAACTAAATCAATATCAGCCTGGGTTTGTCTGAGAAGCAGTAGAAGGAGCAGAAACCTGATCGGGAGTCTCCAATTCTGTCTCTACGGTGGTCTCAGAAGGAACCTCGTCAACAGGAGAAACCAAAGTATCTACAGCTTCAACATCAACCTGAACAGTAGACTGATCAACAGTGGCGGTCACGGTTGCAACAGGCTCGGTATTTCCTGCGTCAGTTGTCGAAAAAAGACCAACAAGAGCAGCTATAGCGGCAGCAGCTAGAAGAACAGAACCAAGAAGAACCGAGCGATCAGTCGAAGTATTTGTAGTATCAGTAGACATTTTTTATCCTTTTACTCAGAAACAGTGGTATCAGCGGTGTCGTCAGTAGACTCATCACCACATGCAGAAATTGTAAGAACGGTAAGTGCAAATAGAATTGTCTTCATTTTTTCTCCTTTTCCCTATTGGGAATTTAATGTATTACTTTAACTAACCTTGTTCACCAAGGAATTTTAAATAATCCTCTAAAAGTTTTAGAGAATCTTCTGTTGAAGAAGCCCCAGAAATAACCTCTGTCCACAAATTATTAAAGTCATCGTCCGATGTAAAAACATCGGTCAAATTATAAGAATAATTTTCTATGTCATCCTGTTTTAAAGATGTCCAGTGTGATTCAGAAATTATAAATTTTTGACCTTTAAAAATCAGTTTAGTTCTAAAAACTACGCCAATTCTATTGTCATTTAATTCGAATGGTTCTTTATATGAAAGAAATTCGAATTTATCATTCATCATCGTGCTCTATTGAAAGTTTCAGCTACAAGAGATTCAATCAAATCAAATATCTTTGGCGAGCGCTGCTTGAGCTGTGATAGACCTGTTCCAAGACCATCTTGAGGAAAGACTACGTCATATCCATTTTCAAGACATGTCCAGATTTTCTGAAAGTCTTCTTGAATAGTTTTCTTAACCTTTTCAAGGTCATCATCGCTAAAAAATGCATCGTCTGTCATCGCAGGGCGCCATTTGGTAGGAACGCCTATCGAATTAGGCTCATAGCGCATTTCTTTTGCCTGACCTCCAAGTCCCCATCGGGTCATGTTGTCACCAAAGACGTAAACAGTCTTTGGGTTATTAACAAGATCATTTCGGAAAATCATTTTTTGATAACGAACACTGGGCATTTCAGTCCTCCTTATTAGACAAGTAATCTTCATAAGCCTTCATGATTTTCGGATCAACATCAGAAGGATCGCGGAATCTACAGAACACAGGAAAGCGCATCTTGCCATCGACAGTGAAAGGAGGCTGATGCTCACATTCAACAATTCGACCAATATAGGCTTCTGGATTTTCATTGATTTCGGACTTAAGCTTGTCAGTATAACCACCACCAACTCGAGTGATCATGCCATTTGGAGTCAAAACATTGAATCCACCAAACTGACCAGCGCGCTTGGTTCTGGAGGAAGACTTGTTCCAGCCTACAATGACACCTTCCTCAGTGGCAACAGGCTTTAGCTTGAGGATTGCGTCAGAGCGCTTCCAACTATATGGAGCCTTGATGTCCTTAAGCATAACACCTTCGTACCCCTCATCAAGGCATTCAGTGTAGAATTCACGAAGCTCGATTTCGTTATTGCAAACCTTGTTCTTTACATATCGAAAAGGACTATTTGCAACCTTAGGGCCTGCGCCGATAATTGCCATGAGACAAGCAAGTCTTTCAGAATAAGTTAGCGAGGTAGATTGTGACTGCCAGTCTTCGAATGGAACATAATCAAAGACATGATAAAGCATGGAAGAATCATCCTTCTTAGACTTAGCAGACATAAGAATGGAGGCAGATTCATTCCAATCCTCGCCCATAGCCTCACCATCGAGGACGAAGTTATCGGCAGGAATTGATTCAATAACAGACTTAATACGAGGAAGAGTTTCAAGCTCAGTGCCGTTTCGAGTGAACATGGTCACATTGCCATTGTGCTTAACGGCAATACAACGAAGACCATCAAGCTTTGCCTCCACACGAACTGGATACTTAACAGTATCATTGAAGACGAAATTTCCATTTACACCCTTGGTAGAAATGGAATTTGCCAAGGCCACAGCAAAAGGAACGATGGTATTGGGCCAGATCTTGTTGATTGTGGTGGAAGATACACCGCAACGGAGATTACGCCACAAGAGACGTTCAAACCATTTTTGACCCAGCGCTGAAGAGGCAGAAATAAAACCTTCGACAGCGGCACGAGCCTTGTTTCCTGTAGCCTTACGCTGATTGAGGATTTCAAGCAGTTCTAGAAATAGTTCAACCTGTTCGTCAGTTGTATTAGCACTTCCAACTGAAGTGGGCTTGTCATACTTGGAAACTCCCCAGTTCTTCCAAGGATCAAAGGCGAATAGAAAGAATCGGCGCAGGGTCGCATTATTGCGATGCTGATTTAGAATTCGTTCCTTGTAAAGTCGTGAATTGTCAGCTTCAAGACTTTCAAGGATTTCCAGAACGGTTGGCATTATGACTCCTTATGGAGTTATAATAACACAATCTTGCCAAATTGGAAGGACTTTTTGCAAGTTTATTTTGTATGTAAAAGGTAAGTCCTTGATAGAGGCCCAGGATTAAATCTAAGATACTCAGGTTTAACTCTGGTTAACTTTGCAAGACCATTAATGGTTTCCTATTACCTACCAAAAGTGTTAACCTGAGTTAAACTAGATAACTATCTAGCCTCTTGCAGGCCTTGTCTAATCATGGACAAGAATTGCATTTCAATAGACGCATTTTGTTGTTGAAGTTGATTTGCCTCTTCATCAGTTAAAAGAACATAGGCGACTTTAATTTGAACTGGTTGCATGTTATCATCTTCAGAACCAAACGATTCGAATTTTCCTATAATTTTCATTTTTTCTCCTGTTAAGTTGAAGGTGGACGAGTTAGGCGACGGGCTCTAGCTTTTTTGAGCAGAGGCGTAAATGCTCCATTGACACAACTCAATTGAATTTTTAAAGCTGAAAGAGGAGAGGTAATTGTTGGTGTAGCCGAGGCTGTAGTCTGACCGGCTCCTCCTGGTGAGGCCGTGTATGTCCCTCTCATTGGACTTGATGTTCCAATTTTAGGACCATCAAGATAGTTTGTTGATTCTTTCACCGAAACAAGACTGAACATCTGGCCTGCAAGAAGAATTTGAATCGCCCAAGTTTTTACTCCAAAAGTTGTTGAAGCAACAAGATTTACTCCAGCTGCAAGAGCTCCACCCTGCCATCTTCTAGTCGCAATTGCGCCAACATTTGTCGACCCAGGATTAAACTGAATTCCAAATGAATCTCCAGCTCTGTAGATATTTGAGTCTCCAATCGAAACTGCAAGTTGGCGTCCAGTTGTCATTGAAGGAATTTCAACAATCATGTCAACAAGAATGTGTTCCATTGGGGCAAAGTTTGAAATTGAAAATGTAATTGTTGATGTAATTGAAGTTCCAGTACCAGAAGTTAGATTCATTTGAAGACCTGAAGAACCCACTGACATAGTTCCTCTACCACCGGCAATGGCGGCGGCGGCGCCAAATGTAAAACCCCCAAGAACAAAACTGTAAAAAACTGCGTCGGCAGCAACTGTCACTGAGCCAGTTCCAATTGTTGTGCAGTCAACCTCTTGAACAGTGCTCCAGTCAGCGCCTTCATCGAATATTGCAGGAACTCCTATGCCAACTACATAATCCGCAGTTGCTGTTTGACTAAATTGATCTGTACAAGTTAATCTAACTCTTGAAACATCACCATCACTAAGATCTGATAAAGTCGCTGTTCTGTCAGTAAGCGTTGTTAAAGTTCCAGTTCCTGCTAAAGCCATTGAATAACTAATTGTCCCAAATCCTCCAGTCGCAGTTCCAAAAGAAATTGATGCGCTTGTGACTCCTGTAGCTGTCGAAAGATTTGTAGAAGCAGGTGGTGTTATCGATGTTGGACTTCCAACAACAATAGTCGATGTTCCATAAGCTGCGCCGCCGGCGCCGTCAGATGCTGTGACAAAAACCTTTACTGCCTGTTGTGGCAAAGTTGTTGTAAAGATAATTGAGTTTGATGAACCTGTTATTAGATGAGAAGCAGATGTTCCATCATAAAATTTCGCATCCCAATTGTATGTAATTCCATCATAGCCGCCATTCGGATACGCAGAAATATCAACCGACCCAGGAACAGACTGTGTTGTTTTCTCAGGATTTATAGTCAATTCAAGATTTGTTCCTGAATTGATTAGTGTTATTGTATTTCCTGTTCTTACTAATTTCGACATTTTGCTTCCTTATGATGACGGAGGTCTTGAAAGTCGTCTAAATCTAATTTTTTTAATAAAAACGCAACCTTTCGGCGCGGGGGTTGCCGCGACACCGCTTAAATTTAAGTGAATGTTTATTGTTGAAAACGCCGAACCTAACGAAGTCGCGGCAGCTTGACCTGAACCACCTGCGGTTCCTGTCCAAGTTCCTCTCATTGGAGTTGAAGTGCCTAATTTTGGACCATCGAGGTAGTTACTTGCTTCTTTTACTGTCATTAGAGGAATGCGCTGAGCAACAAGAAGAACCTGGCCTGCGAATGTTTTTGCATTGTGAGTGCTAATTGTGCCAAGCGATTGTGTATACGCTGTTGATGCTTGATATCGACGAGCATCAATGGATCCTGTGGTCGCATTTATCCAATAATTTCTTATTCCAAAACTGTCCAGGTCATTTATGTTCGTTCCATCGCCCATTGAATAGTTGAAAGGCGCAGGATATACAAGATTATCAACATAATAAACGATGTCTGTTAAAATATTCTCAGCAGGCGCGTAATTGTTGATTCCTCCACTCACTGCTATTCTAATTGCAGATGTTGTTGTTGCGACTGTTGATCCTGTGTATGTGTATTTCATTCCTTGGCTATCTACATTTATTGAATGCGTAGGAGTTCCTGCCAACGAAAACAAAGTGATTGTGTTTCCGCCAAGAGTCAAAGATCCTGCGGCTGCAAGAGAACCAGTTCCAATGTTTGTGAAGTCTATTTCAAATATCGTATTCCAATTTGCCTCTTCTTTAAAGACTGGATCTGCTCCGATTCCAACAACATAAGATGAAGTCACCACCTGCCCAAACTGATCCGTACAATTAAGCACAACTTTTGAAATATCATTGTCAGCAAGGGAGGTGATTGAACCGCTTCGACCCGTTGTGGTAGATAATGTTCCTGGTCCGTATCCCGTTAAACCATAAGATATTGTGCCAAATCCACCAGAAGCGGTTGCAAATGTGAAAGTCGCTGTTGTTGTTCCAAAAGATAGAGATTCAGACATGGCAGCAGGAGCGTAAAGAACAGGAGGATCTCCAACTGAAACAAGCGCCGTAGCGTAAGCAGGGATGTCAGGTTTATTTGAATCAGTGCCTGTCACCGCTACTATTATTGTTTGTTTTGGAAGTCGTGTATTAAAAGTAATGCTCGCGCCTGAACCTGTGATATCTGAATTTAAAGATGTGCCTGCTGTATCTTTTGCACTCCAGTTGTAAGTCATAGACCCGATGGTGCCGATTGGAGATACCGTAAAATTTATAGAGCCTGTTGACGCAAGCGATGTATTCAGTGGAGAAATAAGAATTTGAGGATTTTTATTCTCATCTAATACTAATAGTTTAGTTCCTCTTCTAAATTTTGCGCTCATGAAACACTCATAATATACCAATTATAAGCAACATCAGTCGGATCGTAGCCTGCAACTAGCATCACAGAACCAGACACTGCCTGAATTTTTAATTCAGTTGCTCCATCGATTTTGTTTGGTGAAGATGGAAGAATAACGAAATTTTTAGTTGCGCAATTTCCGCCAATATCTTTAACGAAGTATGTTCTACCCACATTTGCAGCTGTGATACTTGGCAAGGTTCCTGTATAAACATTTACCCTGGTGTCAACGCCTACAAATGACTGATTTCCAAAAGTGAAATTGCCATAAGCACCGGCCCCAAGGGAACCGGTGTTAGAAAAACTAAATGTTAATGAGCTACTTGCAAACAAAGAACCTGTTAGATTCAATCCACCAGCGACGTTCAATGTGTCAGTTGTCTTATTAAATGTAAGACCTGAATCACCTCCAAAAGCGCCTGCATCGTTGAACTGAACTTGTGTATCTGATCCTCCTGGTAATGTAGAACCTCCACCACCACCTGTGCCTGTAGATCTAAAAGATCCCGCCTGAATTATTTTTGCTTCTGTTGAATTTCCAAGATTGGTTGCCGTTCCTTGAACAATAATATATCCAATGAAAATAGCAGCATCTTTGGTGTTGTCAGCTTCAACAAAAGATTCAGTAGAAATTGCAGATTCTGCTGCAGCTATTGTTGTGTATATTGCATTTCCATAATAAACGAACAATGCTCTATTTACTGAATTTGGAAACCAATAAACTCTCTGAATCGTAAATTTATTTCCTGATCCAACAGCTGTCAATGTTCCTGCGTTATTGTACTGAGTGGGGTCGATTGCAACATAACCGGCATTAGCAATGCCAGAATCAATTATTGTGTTTCCTGATCCATTAGTGTATTGTCTAAAAATTTTTGAAGTCGTCAGCGCTGTATCAGTCGATGATAAAACGTAGTTTGGTGAATTTGGATTTGTCGTATAATTTCTTCCTTCAACGTAAGAATCACCGGCGGTTTTTGCAAGACCAAGAAATTGATTGTTTGTTGGAGGATTTGTAGCAGTCGCATTTACAGATAGAACATGACCGTTGATCTTAATGGGACCAAACGCTCTAATAAAATCAGCCCTAAATTCAGTCTGTCCATAAGCGACTGTTGGAGAAGTGATTGTTCCATTAGTTACTGAGCCCGACTGATGTAAAACTCTTCCAATGACAATTTTGTTTTGATAATCAGCACTTACGAATGCTGTATTTTGTTTTACAAGAGATCCTGTAGCATCTATCGCGATGTATGTAATCTCTTGCGTGGCAATATTTGGAAGAGAAGAGCTTACATATGCTGGCCATTTGACATAATTTACGGTAGGGTAAGATTCAGACGAAGTAGAGGCGTTATCAGATACAATGATACCAGATCCCGATGTGATGCTAAATGTAGTCGTTCCAGCTGCAGTTGATAAAACACCTCCGCTAAAAAGACCAGTTGAAAGGGAACCTTCAATCCACCTTAAACGAGTAGTGTTTGTATAGCCAGTTCCTGGTTGATACTGCGTAAAGTAAATATCGTTTGTCGTTCCACTCGTGTAAATGTAACTCGCTGTTGTATCTGTTGGAATATGAAGTGCACCTACTGGCTTCATCTGAAAGTAGCTGTCGGTACCTAAGGCTCCTGATACGAATGTATCACCTGCTAACATAATCGAAGGAGAATCAGATCCTATTAGTGATTTTGTTCCCGACACATGCAATGTTAAACCAGCTGCGATTTGTGGAAAATTAGCTGCTGTTGTATTTGCGACGACCAAAGTTCCGCTTATTGCTGTATTAACTGTCCCATTGCTTCCTGATATCGTTCCAACGACTGGCATTTCTTATCCCTCAGAATAAGTATGACATTCGTTGAGAAAAATTCAAATCACCTGCCACAAATCTACATTGAGAACATAGTCGGCAATCTTTTTAACAGCCTTCTTTGAAACACGAAGGTCAGGATTTACCCATTCAACACCAAGAAGCTTGAAGAATTCCTCCTCTGTGGACACGACAATCTTTCGACCGTCAGGAAGAGTAGGCATACAACCAGTCATGCGACCACCACCGGAAACCTTTTTCCAGCGGGCAAACATGCCAGGAACAAATCCGGTGAGAGCATTTCCATTAGGGCCAACGCCAGAACCGGTTCGCATCATAAACAAACCACCCCAATTTTCGGTATTTGCAACGAAAAGGTCAAGCTTAAGACCGCAATTAAGCATCATTCGAAGATATTTCGCATTGGCCTTGGGAGGCCAAGGCTCGATATCAGGAACTCCAGGCTTGATAAAGTAGCCATAATTCAGAAGAGCCTGAAAGAGTGAAGTCCAGTCTTCAATAATGGCCACGATTTCTACATCCTTGACATTGTCCTTCATTCGGCGAATAGAACCAGCCACCTCGGCTGCCTTGCAGAAGGGCCGAATTGCGTTGACGATAGACTCAGCAACCGGACGAGCAATGTTAAGTTCCATTGTTGTGTTCCTCATTATTAAATTAATTCACATTCACAATGTAGGACACCAAAAACTTAAATTTTTTGCAAACTAAAGCTAATTAAGCGGTTCTACGCGTCAATTCGATTGAACTCATGCATCGTGAGAAAGCTTGCGAGATTAACCGTAATTAGCTTTAGTTAAGAATTGTTATTCATTTTTTCATGAAGTTTTATAGCAAGAGAATGAGATCTTTTTATTAAATCATCAGCTACATGCTGCGATATTTCTCTGCAGCTTTTTAGATCAACTGCTATTTTTGCAACTGCCATAAACAATTCATGAATACTTTGATAGTCAAGATATTCTAACTCAGAAATTGTTTGCATAACGTCGCTATATTCTGAACAGCCTGCGTCTTCTATGTCTCTAAAAAGTTCTACAACATCTGAGAATTCTTCAGGGGCAATATCTTTAGCTGGTTTTTCGTCTAAATCTTCGATAGTTTCTCGAATTATTCTGCGAAGTTTGCTTTCTTTAATCAGCATCTTGTGCTCCGCAATTAAATATTATCGACGTCGATAAATGTTCTTAAATTTTATTTTCTTCTTTTTTCTTCAAAGCTTGAATTTCATAATTCAAATAAAAGACCGCTTTTTCAAGGTCTTCAATAGTTCTCTTAGGGTCTTTTAATCCGGCTCTGCTGATATATTTCAGGGCATTTCCAAGATTAAAATTAAGGCACCATGCAGTAATAACATCAATAGCCTCGAAGCCGGAATCTTTTCTATAATGTGATGGGTGATTTACATTGCTCATTTGCTCTCCAATTTTTTAAGTGAATTACTTCTAAACCAGCGAGATTCAAAAGGTGAGAAGCTGAAAGCAACCTCAACTTCATCAAAATTATAGCCCTTTTTTACATTAAAAACAACGCCAAGCTCATGGCTGGCGTTTATAAACGAAACTAAATCTCCTTTGGAGAATTCTTCCCTATTATGATCGTCCAACTGATTTCTCTACCTGGGAAACCAGGTCTTGTAGATCTCGCTTATAAAAGTCTTTGGGGGTAGTGCTTTCAACCTTCTTTCTTTCTTTCAATTTTTGATCATGCTTCTTTTGCAAGTCGGCATATTTTTCTGCTGTGAGAGACCAGATAGGCATGGTAAGAAGATATTCGTAAGATCCATCTTGTTTAATAATGCCTTCGGCCTCAATGTATTTGATGATGTCAGTCTTCTTTTCGTTCATTACCTTAATTCTACCGTTGATTACGGCATCGATAAATTTAGATCGAGCGTCGAGAATGTTAATCTCTTCGGTCAAATCTTTGATCATTAAATCTTTGCGTTTCTGATAATAAGAAAGACGAAAATCAACGAAGTGCTTAACAATGTCCTCAGCGCTTTCGAAAACTTTTAGACGTCCATTTTCATCTAGTGTTGTTAGATTTTCGCCTTCTCGCTCCTGCATTTTCAGCAAATCAGGAAGCTTTTCACGCTTAATAATGTCAGCGAGAGTTGCACGAGGAAATTTCAAAACATAATGAATGCGACCTTTTGAAAGATTGTCGTAGCTAGAAATAATTCCTTTTTCTTCCAAAGAATCAAGATGGGCTTCGTACTTTTCGTATGTAAAAGAAGGAGGAATTTCAGTAATTTCAACTGTCGAGGTGTTTTTTACCTCAAACTTTCCATGGAAAGTCCAGGATCGTGTGGTTCCTTCTACCTGCTTGACATCTCCATAAAATCCGTTGATCCAAGGAGTCAGAACAGGGAATTCCTTGCCATCAAGGTATAGAATGCAGGCCTTAATCAAGTCAAGCGGATGACGATTCAGAATGTCAGTTGCAAAGCCGACAGCAATTCCCGAGCTACCATTGAGCAAAACGGTAGGAATAATCGGCAAGAAAAAGTGAGGCTCAATCTCTTCACCTTCTTCGTATTTGGGGGTCAAAAGATTGAAATCTTTGTAAAGAAGCCTGAAATTTTCGTTAAACTTCACACCAATATATCGCGGAGCGCCTGCAGACGGAGAACGAAGATCTCCAAACTGTCCAATGCCTTCAAAAACAGGCATTGAATTTTTGAATTTCTGCGTCATTCCAATGATAGTGCCGTCAAGAGAACCATGATGGAAGAAAGAAATGGCAGCTGCTTGTCCACCAAGCTGAAAAACCTTCATAGGCTTTTCATTTCCAGTCTTCCACAATTTGGACGCAGCAAAGGCAATTTTTCGCTGAGAAGGTTTGAAACCATCAACGAAGCTTGGAATTGCTCGATTTTCGATGGTATAAATGGCATAATTCCTGTATTCGTTGTCGAAGAAATCGCCAGGCTGGCGAACAGGAATTTGTGGCTTATTTTCTTCCATCATGGTTCTCCTAATTTATTATAACACAGTTTTGAAAATATTGACAATTTTCATTGCGTTATTATGCAATCATTCTAATGACTTCTTGCATCGAATGATTAAAACGATCTCGAGAAAGATAATTTTTAATGTAGTCACGACCCTTTTGAATAGTAAGAGCGTGCTTATCAGGATCCCAGGTCGAAAGCGCAGATTCAATTATCTGGTTCGACATTGCGATATTTTCTCTATCTGTTAGTAGCATGATTTCTTCAAACCCAGCTTTATGGAAATCTGAATCGCAGAATGGAATCACACCCCAGTCGATAGCTTCTGCCTGGCAGTACTGAAGACCTCCATCTTTGAAGATGGTTCCATCTCCACGACCTTTTGTAAAGTCAATCGCAAATCGTGCGGTTTCCATAATTGATGGAAGCATGTCGGCAGTATATGTGCCTTTTGCCACCTTTTTGCCAGTAGAATCCCACATCTCTTTCATTTCTTCGACTGTTTTAATCAGGGTTAGGAAAGACATGCCTGCTTCATTAGGTGTCCATCCCCAAGCCTCAAGATGATAATCAGGATTTTTAATTAGATTGTCGAATACTCGAAGAACTCGGTCACTTCCTTTAAATGAACCAAATCGAGCAGTCGAAATTACCTTTCGAGGGTCTTTTCGAGATGTAATTTCCTCTGGCGAATATGGACACTTAAGATCGTAAATATTGCAACCAATAATGTAAGGCTTATTCTTGTCGGTCTTTTTATGGCTCTGCATGTAGTCTCGAATCATTGGTCGCTCTGACCAGTACGCGCTCCAAATATTGGATTTTGTAAAGTTAGGAGCGCGTTTAGACTCTGCAGACCCAAGAAGAAATGCAACCTTTTTGCATTTTAGTGTGCTAATAGTTTCTTCAAATGTTGGCCACACCTTGTTTCCAAAAGGCAATGCAAAAAGAACATCAATGTCTTTACACATTTCCTTAAATTCTTCATCAGAGGTGGCAATTTCAACAGGCACGCCCATTACGCTTTCATATTCAGCGACTCGCTTATTAAAGCGTGCAGTTCCCCGTTTGCCTCCAGGTAGACGAGTAATAACGGTCCCGCCAATTGCTCCAATAGCGCTGGTGGTGAGAGTCATTCCTCCATTTGGATAGCCAGTATCAATTCCATGAATAAGAAACTTAATTTTCACTATTTCTCCTAAGTTTTAGATTTTAGAAACTCTATGCAATTTGTTCATCAGAAATATTGACGTCGTCTGTATCAGATTCGACATTAGCGTTAGGCATAATCTTCAGCTTTCTTGGACGAGCGTCAGGTCCAAACCAAGTATTTAGAGCCACTTTAAGCTCACTACCTCCACTAATAGAGAAAAGATTTGGATTACGAATAATGTCGGAATAGTCTTCATCCTCAAGGGCGGCAAGACCCTTTTTGTAAGAAATATCCCACTTCTTCAAGTCTCGTGTTTTAGATGACCAATCTTCAAATTCGCTCGAAGTATAAAACACGAGTCGCTCTTTATCCTTTTTTGCCACAACGAGAGGAGTCATTACGCGGCAAATTTTACCTTGATCAAACATCTCCGGCCAGTACTTTCCAAAGAAATTCATTAGCAAGCCAGCGATGCTATCGCCATCCGGATCTGCGTCTGAGTAAATAAGAATCTTTCCATATCGAAGGTCTTTAGGATCTTCACCCATTTTAAGACCAATTGCAGTAAGAAGATCCTTTACTTCCTGATTTTGAATAACGCGAGCGTTGGTAAGCTCAGTGACATTGATGAATTTTCCACGAAGTGGAAAGGCACCTTGAGTATTCGGATCGCGGAATTTTCTAAATGCCGAAGAAGCAGAATCACCTTCAAAGAGGCTCAAGGTGCAAAGCTCACGGTCCTTGCCTTTTGCATCAATAAGCTTGAGAACCTTGCCTTTTCCAACGAGCTTGTTTAGCTCACGAAGCTGCTTGCGCTCCTCAGCCAAAGATTTTTGCTGGGCCCAATCAAGAATTCGTTGAACCACTTCGCTATTAAAAATAGCCTTAAGCGTTTTATCGCTAATTTCAAATTTCGAGCCAAATTCTTTTGATTCCGTGATCAGCTTTTCCTTAGTTTGGGAGCTAAAAGCCGGATTAACAATGTCAGATTGCACCATTACGAAAAAATGATTACGCAATTCGTTAGGACGCAAATCAACCTTAAACTTCTTGCGAATCTTTTCACGAATCCACTCAAGCATTGGCTGAATAACATGATCAACATGCGTACCGCCATCACGAGTTTCCACGGCATTTACAAACGAAACATGTGTAAAAGAACCCGAGGAAGCTGCGAAGGCAACTTTCCATCTTTCATTTTCTTCATACACAAACTTATCTGCATATAGAGAACAGTAGTCGTTAAAATTCGTGAACTTGTAAGTTGTATTGTTAAAAACAATCTTCAACTTAGGATTGCAAGCAGCCAAGTCCATGCATCGACGACGCATCATCTCTACATGATCATTGTCAATGCGCTCCATTCCAAACCTTGCAAGATCAGGCTCAAAATAAATCTCGGTAAAGCCTGAATTGAAAGGCAAAATCTTCGCTGTAGATCGCTTACGCATATTTTCAGAAAAAATTTGCTGAAATGCGTTTTTACCATCAGAGGTTCTGATACGGAAAGTTTTCGAAAAAATGTTGGTAAGGGTGGAGCCCACACCATTGGTGCCGGCGACGAGACGCTCTTCATCGTCATTGAAATTCGAACCTGCCTTTAGGTTCGAAAATATCATTTCTGGAATCCATTCATCGAATTCAGCATGCTTTACAACAGGAATGCCTCCATTGTCACGAATAGAGACAAAACCCTTTTCAGGGTCTACAATAACCACGATTTCATTGAGCTTTGGCGAACGACGATGTTCATCAACACTATTTGAAATAATCTCGTCGAAGATCTTCAGGAAAGCCGGGTTATAGATGACCTTTTTCTTTTCAAATTTACCATCTGAAGAAGGCAGAAAAACTTCGTCTTCACGAGGCTTTACGCTACCAACATACATGCCAGGACGCAGGAGAACATGTTCAATGTCAGTTAGCTTTCTGTACTTTTCTTCGATGGCTTTTTCTGAGGAATTTTTAGTCATTTTGACCTCACATTTATATTATAACTCAAATTTTGAGCATTGAACAGGCAATTTAGCTATTAAAATCAACGAATTCTTTGAGATACACAAACGAAGCCTCTAGATTCTCCATTTGCCATTCATTTCTTGCTCTTTCTTTTTGAAGATAGGTTTTATATTTTTCAAGACCTTGAATGATCTTCTTGTTCTTCTCGTTTAACATTTCTTTTGTTGTAATTCCCTCCCTAGAAATTCTAACGTTTTCTTCCCAGGCGCGGGGTCCCAATGTAGCTTTCGCAATGTCACGAGCCATCGCAGCTGTTGGCGCCATAACATAACCTAAGGTATCAAAATAACCGCTACCAAATTCTAATAGAGGAACTGCATTCTCTTCCTCTAATAGGAAATTTTTATTTACAAAATCTACAAACCTTGTTTCTATTTCTACTCTCCAATAAGATCCTTCAATGTACTTATTCGATAAAGGAGTGCTGCAAGAGTACATAAGATTATTGAATTTTTTTAGTCTTGAAAGTATAGTTTTAGATGAAACATTTGGAAAAGATTTATTAAGCAAATAAATAAAATTCTTGCTTTCTGTTATTTTATAGAAAGTTTCCACGCCTAAATAAGTGCGTAAAAACTCCCTATTTTCCCAAGATATTTTTTTGTTTTTAAGAGACGATTTAATAATATCGATAATAGATTGTTCATCTAGTTTTAGCATGATTATTGAAACTTCCTAAAAAATTTAAGGTACGATTTTACGATTTTATTATTGGATGGATCTAATATTTCTACTTCTGTTTCATTAACATGATGATCATAAACCTTAGAAAGAAGTAAATAAATTGAATCACATTTTAATGTATCAACTGTTATCATCCCCTTAATGCCAGGGGGGTTTAAAAGATTTCTTTCGTCGTCTGAAGCGAGTCTCCAAAATATTGGTTCATCTTTACAATCTTTTAAAATCGTGATTAGATCGCCAATCTGTATGTTTCTTTTAGCATTTCTTTTCATAAAAAGAATGCCTATGATAATGGGACATATCCACGTCTTGTCTAATTGGAATAGTCACATTATGAAAAATATCACTTAATGAGTAAGCCCCTAACTGGTAGGCGATTTCTGACATTGGATGTCCTACCAAATTATGCAATGTCCATTGCCATCTTACAGGCACCTTCGAAAGTTTAATTTGAAAGGATCTAATTGAATCAGCAATGAAATAAACAACATGCTCCTTTGGAGGAATGTCATATCTTTCTACCATGTAATCTCCATTTTTATTTTAATAGAATAAAAATCATGTTCAGGTAAATTCACCTACAATACAATCCCAGGTACCGTGACCATTATCGCCCCAACTTACGACATGTTCACCATCAATTTTTGAGCGAATAAGATTATTAGGTCCCATAATGGCAGACGGGGAATAAAAATGAAGGGGAGCTTGCGGAGGAAGCTCTCTCTTTCTTTCCTTGATTATTGTCATCATTTCTTCAAATGAAATTTCATTTCCATTTTCATCAATGATAGATCTGTCAGGATGAGACAAATAATAAAACCATGATGCAAGATCAATAATTCCAATATCAGGAATTACATGTAGAGAAAAAACCCATCCATAAGAACTTTTTCCAATATGATATGTGTTTTTAGAATAATAAAAATTGGTGCTTGAGTTTAACGATGGAAGCTCACTTTTCAAAACTGAGTAGTAATTCGTTCCCATTGTCTTTTTCCTTGCTGGATAATGTTAATTTAACATCTTCTTGAGAAGAGGACACAAAATTTAAGCAAAAATTTTGTGATTGCTCACACTCTCTATACCATTCAGAATCTCTAGATTGCCATTT